GGATAATGTATCGATCGACAATAAAAATAATATTAACATAGATTTGATATATTCCATTCAGGAGATATGGGCAAATGAAATCATTGAATTTGAGTTGGGAAAACGCAAATTTTCCATTTTGCGCGACGAATTAAAAATGCGCAAATCGCAAATCTTGGTATTAAGAAACCAAGGTATTTCAAAAATAAATATGCAAGACATATATGATGTTTCTAGGAAAAGTCATATTCAAATAAATATCCAGATAAAATAATGGTATCGAAAAAAGATATAAATATAATTTACATATATATATGGAATACGAGTTAGTAATGTTTCAGAGATTACCAATAGAAGTAGTTGATATCATTCTTTCATATGATGGGACTTTAATAAGAGAAAGAAATAATAAATATATGAAACAAATACCAAAAACGGACGAGCGATACAAAATATTGTTCGATTATTTACAGATTAAAAAAAACTTTATTGATCGGAGTAAGATAAGTAATGATTCATATACCTACATACGTTTTTCGGATGGTATTTTTACTTTATATATATCAGAATATCAATTTTTAGTTGCTTATGGATTTTTAAAGAATGGCTTAATGAATGGCTCAACTCTAACTGAATCGAGATATTTTTGTATGTAGAACACCTAAAAAAATATGTTGATCGAGCAACATATTTTTATTTAGTTTTCGTTTTTATGATTTTTGTTTGTTTTTTGTTTATTTTTGTTTGTTTTTTATGATTTTTGTTTATTTTTATGATTTTTGTTTGTTTTTAGTTTATGTTTTTATTTTCGTTTTTATGATTTTTGTTTGTTTTTATATTTTTTGTTCGTTTTTATATTTTTTACACCTTCTTCTTAATAATCTTCTTCTTGATAGATACTTCAGGTGCAGACTCAGCTGCCGCTGCAGATTCTACAAATACTGTCGCTGGCACAACGGCAACCGGTGCTGGTGCAGCAACCTTTTTGATGACCTTTTTGATGACAGGTGCTTCGACAACGGGTTCAGGCTCAGGTTCAGCAGCTTCTTCCGTTTCTTCATCACTATCTTCCGCTGCAGTACTGATTACTGGTTTTGCTGGAGTAGATGATACTTTTGACGGAGATTCGTCGACTTCAGTGTCGTCCTCGGGAATTTCTTGTGTATCAATGGCATCACGATCTTCGCTCGATAGCTGAATATGACATTTGCCATACACACTAACAACTTCACGTGGCTTGACGACACATTGAATTAGCTTCCAGGTAAGTCCCCAGCCCTTTCCACCGATCCAAATGCCACCGCATTGAAGAACGCCAGCAACTTGACTAAGCTTAGGGACAAAATCAATGGGAGTCAAATGATCGTTATCACAAGGAAAGATAAGATTTTCCTTTGTATCGTAAATTTCAACTGCCCATTTGTTATTGTAAAATGGAACTTTGGCGCGAATAGATGGTGGTTTAGTAGGGTCGATTTTCTTCGTATCCTTATTTTTACTGTATTTGATGAAAGGAAAGAACGTGTGCTTGGCGACTTCGCGAGACATCTCCTCGCCCCACCAAAGCTCTGAATTGGCAACTGCATCGTCTAGAATTTGGTTCTCGAAATCCTTGAGTTTCTTCAAGAACATATCGGTCGCTGGTTTGCGGTATTCGTCATTGGGGAAATTCAACGAAATGCTAAATTTGCCATCGGATTCGCCATTATCTCCGATGAAATCAGCAATGCCCCAGGTCATCATCATTGGGGTAGAAACGTGAAGCGAACGATTGGTCTGTTTGCTAATCATATTAATCGATTTACCGCCACGCTCATTAATCTTGGGTGGCATATACTTAATTGCAGATGGAGTCCAATCTGCGGTAGATAAAACAACGGGTTTAGATGCGGAAGACATTTTAATTATTACTATTTGAGAATATTTGTGTGATAATCTATTTGGCAAATTTCCAAATCAATTTTATGGATTGTAAATATCCGAATGCATAATAATAACAATAAATACATAGTATTTTACTGTTTTTTGCAAATTATTTATAATATTTTATGTTTTTTTATAAAAAGCATTTCATTTTTATATAATAATGGTATATTATATAAATATAATTGTTTTCTACCTGCAGGAATACGGATAATTCTGGGATAAACGATTATGAAAAAAACGATACCGTATTTAATAATTATATTACTTTTAATTTTGGTTATATACTGCATATACGTATATATTATAACTAAAAAAATAGAAGGATTTAATGATAAAACTGCGCCTTTAAATCAAACGATAGATGTCATCTATTATATTAATTTGAATAAACGCGAAGACCGCAAAAATGAATTCTTAGATAATTTCCATTCAGTAGATGAATCTAGAATTATCCATATTCCTGCGCATTATTATCCAGAAAATGGCGCAGTAGGTTGTTTGATGTCCCATATAACTGCTTTAAGTCGCGCCCTAGAAGATAATAACGGGGATAATGTTCTCATTTGCGAAGACGATTTTACTATTAAGGATATGAATTATTGCAATAAAATGTTGAGTCTGTTATTTGAAAAAATACCCGAATGGGACGTTGTTATGTTAGGACAAAATACCACTCAATCTGAAGATACGGGTATTGAAACAGAAACCCACGAGAAAATCATACGCATCAAAGAATCGCAGACTGCATCTGGATATTTAATTAAAAAAAAATACATTCCAAAATTGTTGAATATTTATACACGAGATTTAACTGAATATATGAGAACTGGTAAATGGGGGAATTATTACACGGATCAATCATGGAAAATTCTGCAACCCGTAGATAAATGGTTTTCATTTAGCCCTACTGTAGGAATTCAGCGCCCATCTTATAGTGATATTCAAAAAGGGCATACCGATTATGGAGTATAATATTATATACAAACTCATTCGATATGCGATGCACATCTCCGGAGTTTAGTCGCTCACCTCCGCTGACGCTCCGGTTCGCTCCAACCCTTAATATTATTATCTGTTAAATGCATATAAAATAATATGTCAATTTAGTATAAATAGAAGATTTTGAATTATTGGTTGTTATTATTACTTATATTATCAATGCTATCTAAACCTATACGCCCTTTATCAGAGGAAGTTTTACAAAATATAGAAAATGTATTTATTGACAATCAAAGTGCATTTGAAAATGTGGAACCAACAACACCATTACGTATTACAATAAACCCAATTGATTTTTTTAACAAAAAACATAATTTGGATAAATACAAAGTGCAAGAGTTGCGTGCTATTATACGCGATTGTAAATCACAAGTTGATTTCAAATTGAAAGGGGAATATACAACCGCGACGATGAAACGTATTAAACCCCATTATGACTTTGGAATATCTGGTTCTAAAACGGTTATGATTGAAAGAATCAACCATTATTTTGCGAAATATGCAAAATCAGTTATTATTCAAAAAATGATCCGAGGAAATTTTGTTCGGTTGTCCATTAAATTACGCGGACCAGCGTATAGAAAGCCCGAGCTCTGTGTAAACCAAAGCGATTTTTTTACATTAGAACCATTGAATGAAATAAATCATTCCCATTTTTTTAGTTTTAAGACAAAGGATGGATTTATTTATGGTTTTGATATAAATTCATTGCTTACAATGATTAAAAACAAAGGTAGAAATATTATAAACCCATATAACCGCGAAAAAATGAATGGTATAATACCAAACATATACGCTCTTGCCTATTTAATAGATATTATATACCCAAACTGGTCATCGAATGAACATATTAAAATGGTTCCACCGTCAGCTACACCAGTTCGAGCGATACGTCATAGACCACCAATTGTAAGAGCTATAAATCATAATCCGAATCAAAATCATAACCAGAACCAGAACCAGAACCAGAACCAGAACCTAAATCCCGATCAAAACCAAAACCTGAATGAAAATGAAAATATAGTTGCAGTTGAAAATAATTATAATACAGAACAAATGAGATTAAAATTACAAGAATTAAAAAATAAAACATTTAACGAACGTGTTTTAGCATTGTTTTTAGAAATCGATCAAATGGGACATTATACACAGCCAATTTGGTTTATGTCATTAGAACGCCGTGATTATGTTCGATATTTCAGAGTATTATTTGATATTTGGAGATTTCGTGCACAATTGTCTTATGATACAAAACGTAAAATATGTCCATTAGGAGACCCTTTTTTAAATATTTTACGAAATTCATATAGTGAGATTAGTTTAGAACATATTCAAGAGGGTTGTATCACAATTATGGAACATATGGTTCATACAGGAATCGATAACGATTTTCGCATGTTGGGATCATTTCACGTACTATCGGCGCTAACAGTTGTATCAATTCCGGCGAGAACTAATATGATGTGGTTATACGAATCTGTTATATATTAATTTATTCATTTTTATCTATTTTACACCCATTTTTACATCCATTTTCTTTATTTTATGATACCATAATTGGTATTATAAAAATCGCGATGAAATAGAACTCCTTCACTAAAGTTCCGGAGCTAGGTCGCTCCAAACGCCGATATCGTTTAATAGAGGGTAAAAATCTTCGTATATATCTATGCATTTTCAAACAATATTATTTACTGCTATATCGCAAACTCCTTCACTAAAGTTCCGGAGTTCAGTCGCTCTCCTCCGCTGACGCTCCGGTTCGCTCCAAACAAATTATCATTTTATTTAGGCATATTTTATTGTATTTAATGCGTTATTTATTCCGAACTATCTCATTTTTTCCTAATTATTTATTTTTAGCATACATCATATATCAAGTCGAATATTTAGGAAAAAACAAATAAATATATTTGTGCGTTAAAGTACTTAAAAAACTCTCTTATTATAATGTATAAGCAAAGATGGTAAGACCTACTAAGACTGACAAGCAAACCGCCCCCGCCGCTCCCACTACTTCCGCAAAGACCGAAAATGTTGTAATTGAAGCAGCCTCCGCCAAGAAGGCCGCTGCACCCAAGAAGGCAAAGGATGCCGCCCCCGTTGCCGCCGCTGCTCCTGCTGCTGCTCCCGTTGCCGCCGCCGCTGCCCCCGCTGCCGCTCTCTCGAACGAGGTGGTTGAGTCCGCTGATCCTTCCAGTATCTCTACTAAGATGACTGAGTTCAGTGCCAAACTTCAACAGATGTACAGTATCTTTTCATCTGTGAAGGGTGATTTCAAGACCCTCGAGAAGGCAATTGCCCGCGAGATGAAGGCTGCCCAGAAGAGCTCTGCCAAGAAGAGTAAGAGATCCGGCAATCGCCAACCCTCTGGATTTGTTAAGCCCACCCTTATCAGTGCTGAGCTTGCTAGTTTCCTCGGAAAGACCGTTGGAACTGAGATGGCGCGCACCGCAGTTAGCAAGGAGATTAACAACTACATCCGATCAAACAGTCTTCAGGACAAAGCCAATGGCCGCAAGATCAACCCCGATGCCAAGCTTGCTACCCTCCTCAAGACCAAGCCCGAGGATGAGCTAACTTATTTCAATTTACAGAGATTTATGAAGCATCACTTTATCAAGGCCGATGCGCCTGTTGCAAGTGCAACTGTTTAAAAAACAACAAAAAATAACAAAATAAGAAATAAAAAATAGAAAATAACAAAAAAGAAA